TGGCCGCGGAGAGAAGCTTCCAGTGTCAAAAGGCGCTGGATTGACGGCAAAAGGTCGTGCCAAGTACAACCGCGAAACAGGCAGCAACTTAAAGGCTCCGCAGCCTGAAGGCGGCGCCCGTAAAAAATCTTTTTGCGCAAGAATGTCAGGAATGCCGGGTCCTATGAAGGACGAAAAAGGCAAACCTACACGAAAAGCCGCGTCATTAGCTAGATGGAAATGTTGACATGGAAGCAAATTCACTTTGGAGCGCTCTGCTAACAACCTTCATTGGTTTGCTTGCGTGGAATTTGCGTGAGAAGTCTGCTGAGCTCAGCCGCGTGACGATTCTTCTGAACCGCACCCGCGAAGAGATTGCGCGCGAAAACGTGACGCAGGCCGAAATGGATAAATTTCTTTTGCACATGGACTCACGTTTCGATAAACTCAACGACAAGCTCGATGCCTACATGAAGGAGCAAAGAAGTGCCCTCAACTAGCAAGAAGCAACACAATTTCATGGAGGCCGTGGCGCACAGTGCTTCGTTCGCCAAGAAAGCCGGCGTCCCACAGTCCGTGGGGCGAGATTTCAGCAAGGCCGATAAAGGCCGCAAATTTAAAACAGGAGGCCTCATGGCTACTAAAGTTGCAACCACCCCTATGGGTAAAGTCGTCGCAGGCGGTCACCGTAAATTTGGTGAACATACCGTGCAAGAAAAAGGTCATACCCGTGGCAAAAACATGGGCGATGCTGGCAAGTCTGTCGGCATCAAAAGCGGCGCTAAAAACGCCAAGAAAATGAAATAAGGCACCATCATGAAATCAGCAGGCGCAGGACGTGGGTTTGTCAATCCACAACGCACTGACGAATCTGATGCAGATTACGTCAGCCCCGCAGATCGTTATGCCATGGACGCACAAAGCAAGGAATCCAAAATGCAATCAAACACAAATCGAGCTGCTGAAGCTGCCTCAAAAAACATGAAGGCGGGTGGCCACGTTCATCACAGCGAACACTACGGCAAACACGCTGCAGGCCATCAATTGGAGCGCGACAAGGTCAAAGCTCATGCTGCCGGCCACAAGCACCATGATGACCATGTGATGGCCATGTGTGGCGGTGGCTACATGAAGGGCAAGAAATGAGAGGCAGTCGCGGCATGGGCGACATTGCCCCGTCCAAGATGCCCTCGGGCGTGAAAAAGGCGCGCCGCGACAACACAGACTTCACCGAGTACAAAAAGGGCGGTGAGGTCTGGGATAAACCTCGTCCTAAAGGATTGGGTGCGCCCAAGAAATTGTCTGCTGGCCAGAAGTCCAAGGCAAAAGCTGCGGCCAAAGCTGGTGGTCGTCCTTACCCAAACCTCGTGGATAACCTCCGCGCAACAAAAAGCAAGTGAGATTAATCATGGCAACCAAACGCAAAATGCGCCGCTTTGATGAAGGCGGAGTAACAGACGAAGACCTTTCCGCAGCCAACGCAACGGAAGATCCGATTGCTACGCTAAACGCCCGCAAAAAATGGACAGGCTCCGACGAAGAGACTCCAAAGCAGACATTTGGTCAGGCTTTTGCTGCTGCTCGTAAGTCTGGTGACAAGACTTTTTCTTGGCAAGGCAAATCGTTTACAACGGATTTGGCCAGCGACAAGAAGGCTTCTGCTCCAAAAGTAGCGTCCAAACCAGCCGCCGCTCCAGCACCTGCTCCAGCAGAAAAATACGAAACTTCTTTTGACCGCATGAACCGCAAAAACCGCGAGGCAGGCATTGACTTTGACTCTTTGGTTTCTCGTGGTGTGAATGCAGTAAAAGAGCGTTTGTCTGGCAACGCTTCCGGTCAACGCGGTCAAGATCGTGTTGTGCGCGATGCAGCAATCCGCAAGAGCGACCAGCAATTCATGGGCATGAAAAAAGGCGGTTCAGTCAAAGTGTCATCCGCATCAAGTCGTGCCGATGGTATTGCGCAGCGCGGTAAAACTCGCGGAACACTTGCCAAACACGGGAAATAAATGTCTACCTCTGGAACGTCCACATTCAACCTTGACCTCAGTGAGCTGACGGAAGAGGCGTTTGAGCGCTGCGGCAAGCAACTGCGTTCGGGTTATGACCTGAAGACCGCACGTCGCAGCATCAACCTCATGACGATTGAGTGGGCGAACAAGGGCATCAACCTTTGGACGATTGAGCAAGGGCAGATTCCGATCAACATCAATGCTGGTCAGATCTCCTACCCTTTGCCAGTGGACACCATTGACCTCATGGATCAGGTCATCCGAACAGGTTTAGGCCAGAATCAGGTCGACATTAATATCACCCGTATTAGTGAAAGTACCTATTCCACCATTCCCACGAAGAATGCGTATGGCCGGCCTATTCAGGTGTGGATTGACCGTCAGTCTGGCAACGTTAATGGCACGCAAAGCGCGTCTTTGACCCAAAATGCCACAGCGACAGACACAACTTTGTACGTAGACAGCACGGCCAATTTGCCGACCCAAGGCTATGTCAACATTGGCACAGAGACAATCCTGTACCAAAACGTGGGCACGTCCCAAACCAACAATGCAAACCAGCTCTTGAACTGCTATCGCGGCGTCAATGGCACCGTTGCCACCACACACACCTCGGGCGACAAGCTGTACCGCAACTACCTGCCAAGCATCAACATTTGGCCAACCGGCACGCCCGGCACGCAGTACAACTTCATCTACTGGCGTATGCGCCGCATGCAGGATGCTGGCACAGGCGTGAACAACCAAGACATTCCATTCCGCTTTATCCCGGCCATGGTGGCAGGGTTGGCATATCACCTGAGCGTGAAGCTGGACGGAGTGGATCCAAACCGAATTATTGGCCTCAAGGCGGCCTACGACGAGACATTCCAGCAGGCGGCAGACGAAGACCGTGAGAAGGCTCCTTTGCGTTTCGTCCCCCGGAATTTATTTTATTACAGGTAAGTCATGCCCAGCAAGTTTTCGTCTGGTAAATATGCAATTGCCGAGTGTGATCGCTGTGATGAGCGATACATGCTGAAAGACTTGCGCACTGAAGTTATCAAGACAAAGCCGTTCAAGATCAAGGTTTGTCGTACCTGTTTTGACTATGATCATCCGCAATTGCAGCTTGGTATGTACCCAGTGAATGATCCGCAGGCGGTGCGTGAACCACGTCCTGATGTGAGCTATTACTCATCGGGAACGACAGGGCTGTACACATCGCAAACGGCAAGCAATAATGTCAACAATGCAGGCTACCCAGAGGGCGGCAGCCGACAGATAGAATGGGGCTGGGCACCAGTTGGCGGCTCCAGTTTCTTTGACACAGCTCTCACTCCAAACGCATTGATTGCGGTGGGGCAAGTAGGCACAGTAACCGTAACAAACTCATAGGAGTGACACATGGCTAAGATGAAACACGACGACATTGCAGAAGACAAAAAGCTGATCAAAAAGGCTTTCGCTATGCACGACAAACAAGAGCACCCCGGCAAGAAAACAAACTTGTCCAAGCTGAAAAAAGGTGGTGTTGCAAAAGAAGCAACTATGACCTATATGACATACGGCAAAACGGGCAAGCCAGAAGGATTGAAAACAACCAAGCTGGCCAAAGGCGGCATCACCGGCAAAGAGATGCGCGCCGTTGGCCGCAACATGGCTCGTGCAAACAACCAGCGCGGAGGCTAATATGGCAGTCGCAAAGAACATCAAACCCACCACCAAGAACAGCCCAAAGGTTGTTGTTGGCAAGAACCCAAACAACAAACCTGCTGAAGCTTATGACAAGCGTGGCGCCAGCTCTTCTGATGCCATGGCCAACATGAGCTACAAGGCTGGTGCAAAGGTCATGGACGAAATGAATCCATCGATTGCCGGCATCAGCAAAGGCAACTACAAAGCAACCAAGACTGACGGCATCAAAATCCGTGGTACTGGCGCAGCAACCAAAGGCGTGATGTCGCGCGGTCCAATGTCGTGAGGTGATTCCGAATGAACTATGAGAATCTCTATAACTCAATTCAGGCTTATGCCGAGAATTACGAACCTCTGTTCGTTGCGAGCATTCCTACGTTCGTTCAAGAGGCTGAGACGCGAATTTACAACTCCGTCAATATTCCTTCTTTGCGCAAGAATGTGACGGGAAATTTCACATCTTCAAATCAGTATTTGGCGCTGCCCAATGATTGGCTG